AATGAAGCGCCAAAATCCTTGGCCGACATAAAAATATCGCCATTTTTGTAGATGCAAGCTGCTTTGTGGTCAAATTGCAAAACATCACCCGGATAGGCAATGTACGGCACCTGATCTGTTGACGGGTCATGCAGATCATATACAAAAACATGGTTGATGCTCATTTGATCTATCGGCGTATATTTCAGATGTGAGCCGATATGCACTTGAATCTGCGCGAGTTTCGCTGTGTATTGGTTTTTGGTATCAACGAATTTTTGCTCGACATAATCGATATATGTTCCATCCTGATTGGTCGGCCCCGTTCGCTTCGCCGTATATACCCTCCATATGTTTCCTTTCCGTTCAACTACCAACGAGCCGTAGTAATCATTCAAAGATCCAGTTTTCTTTCCATACGTTGTAAAGATATTATCAGCAGAAGGGCCTAGCCCCCAAAACGCTTTCACGTCTTTAGTTTTCGCGCTGAAATCTCCGATGGTCATTCTGAACACAATATTGTTTGCGGCATCCAATCCATAAACTTCTATCCGACCGACGCCGTTCGTGCTGGATTTAATATCTATGAGAGCATGCACGCGGAAATCTTGTAATTGGCTTGGCAATGATTTTTTCAGCGCCGGCCCCGCCCAACCATCATAAGCCGGTCCATAATCTTTGACTGTAAATTTGTTTCCATCGCTCTGGAATGATCCCTGGATGATACCATCCACGACGCCTGATCCAGCACCCCAGCCCGTGAGCGTCCCCATCTCGTCTTGCATAACGGGTTGATCACCATCAACCGGCATCTGATCAACCGAATACGGCTGACCAACTCGCATATATGAATCTGGCGAAATAATGTCAAGGAACGTGATCGGCTGTTGCACGTAAGCAGTGAATGTCGGATACGTTTCCGCCGTGCCATCGTTGGTGACGATTGTCGGCGTTTGGACATTCAAATCGCCATCAAATGGAAGATATGCCGTCGTGTATTCATCGACTTTGAAGCCGTTTTGGTACGTATCAAGAATCTCGGCGTCACTGCGGGCGATGCGGGAAATGCGGATATTTTGATATATTGCATTTCCACTATATTGGCTTGATAATGAACGACTGCCAATTCGCAAAATGTTTGAGGATGGAATATCAAATTTTTGTAATGTTAAAACTTTTGTTCCATTCATATATGCAAAAATATTATTTTGATCCCATTTAACTGCAAAAATAAATCTTGAACCTGAATTCCATGTTTTTGGGTAGGAAACAGATGTAATTGACCCGTTTTTGCTGATAACTAGTTGAATATTATTTTGTACTCGTCTTAAAATAAACCCCTTCGAGGGCGTTGAACCTTGATTTTCGTCAAACCAAACCAAATCATGACCGTTAAAAATATTTGTGTTTTGCGAGTTTAGATTTGCCGAAAGCTCAATTTCGATTGTCCCTTCATCATCAAACAACACACCATCCTTCGGCAACGTGAGATTTTCGGGCTGACGGGTGCCGTCTATGAAAGATGTGGCGTAGGGTTTTTGCTCGAGTTGGACGAATTGCGGCGTCCCATCTGCCGGTGTCAAAGTGATGGCCGCATTGGACACGTTGAATGTGAGCGTCTGCCCGACTGCAACACTTCCGGTGTATCCGCCTGAAATATTGACCTGGCCAGTGCCGCCACGGACTGAAAGTGTATAGGTTCCGTTCAACGTTCCGCTTGTCCATGCGGATGTAAGATTCTTTGCCAATGCTGACGGGATGAGATTTGTCGTCCCCTCTTCGATCAGTATCCCGCCCTGCTCAAACCGCGGCTGATTCACAGCCACTTGTGTGCCATCTGAAAGGTACGCCACCGAATTCCGGCTGAATGACGCCGGGGGCACGGCAATGGTTTGCGTGCGGAGGGGGCCGTATTTGTACGGATCTTGGCATACAAAATATAGCGTGGCTTGGTATATTTTTGATTTTTCTAATCGATGATCGACCTGTTCAAGCCGTCCGAAATACATTCGATCCGGCTCATCCTCGAATTGAATAGTCAATTCTTCATCAGTCTGAAGCAAAGAAATTAAATCCTCGATTTTTTCCCTTAAATCCCTATAATCGTCGCCCTTCAGCGTGATGTCTATTTCAAGAACGCGCGGTTCTATCTTTCGACCTGTGATATATGAGCCTGGGCGGCCTGGCACATCGGTCTGAATAAGTTCGACCGGATAAACCCCACGCCCGCGAACATCGTTGACAACAAAATAGCCGCCGGCACTCGATTGGTACCGGTCGGCTAAGTCAATACCGTTGATCAGCATATTTTCGACACTTTTAAAAATGCTGATCACCCCCTGAATCTTTGTTTTCTTCTCTCCGCTTCTTTTTGGAGTTCAGTGATAGTCGGCTCAATGATACGCCCAACTTCGCGGTCATTCATGATCACTTTCAGATCAGTCATTCTGCGTTCTAGCTTGTTAATCGCGGAAATCAATCGGTCATCACGCGATTCAACATCGATCGAACCGTTTACTGCGGAATTGAGCGTGCCGTAAACACCGTTCGGAGTAGCGTATGCAACCGACACTTCGGGCACGTCGGGCGTTGCCCATTTCGCCATTTGTTGGGCCGCGTCGATGACGTCCGATTTCATTTTATTGATGCCGTCAATCAAACCGGCCGGAATCCAGCGGCCAACTTCGTCACGCATGACGCGCGAAGGTGAGTGTACACCAAAGAATTTTTTGATTCCTCCTACGATACTATCTACAAATCCGCCAATTTTACTTAAAATCCAATTTTTTACGGACTTAATACCGTTCCATAACCCGCGAATAAGATCGGCGCCAACTTTCACAAGCCGCGGAACCGATTTAATAACTGCTCCAGCAAGTGCACTAACAAGTTGCGGCCCGAGTTTCAAAAGTTGCGGAATTAGTTTCAAAATGCCGGTAATCAGCGCGAGCAATATCTTACCACCGGCGGCGAGTATTTGCGGTAAATTTTTAATCAATGCACCGACAATAGCGACAATAATTTTCGGTACTGCTGCGATAAGCTGCGGAAGCACTTTAATAATTCCGTTAATCAACGTGGTCAATATTTTTGCCCCGGCACTAAGGATCTTCGGTAAGTTATTCACCAAAGCGACAACTAATGAAATGATCAGCGTGACACCAGCCGTGATGAGTTTCGGCAATATCGAGACAATACCGTCAATCAACGCATTTAGGATTTTTATTCCAGCGTCTATTAATTTCGGTAAGTTACTCACGATGGAATTAACAATCGTAAGAATAATTTGTAATGCTGCGTCGACAAGTGACGGAAGCATTTGAGTGATGCCGCTAAGTAACGAAGTTAAAATCGTAACTCCAGCAGAAATAACGGTCGGAAGAGCGTTGGCTATCGCTGTAATGAGCGTTGTTATAACCGTCAATGCCGCGCTAACAATCATCGGTAAGGCTTGAGTTAGACCATCAACAAGATTCGTCAAAACAGTTACGCCGGTCTGAATAAATGTTGGCAGATAATTACCGATTGTCGTAATTACCATCGTCAATATATTCGAGATTGCGAGAACGATCGCGGGCAGTGCCGTGATCAATCCTTGCGCAATATTGTTCAGCACCGTCATTCCGGTTTGTACAAAAACCGGCAAATATTGCGCGAGGAAAGAAATGGCCGAAGTAATGATTTGCGAGATAGTTTGCAATAAAGTCGGAAGTGTTTGCTGAATCCCTTGTGCAATCGCCGGCATGAACCGTGCCGCCGTAATAACTAAACCGGGTATCCCGCCAACAAGCATCGCAATTATTGACGGCACCAAATTGCCGAGCAGTTCAGCAATACCACTAAAATCGCCGTTAAACGCCTTTGAAATCGCATCCCCAACGTTTTTGAAAAACGGCGCAACTTTCGTTTGGATTATTCCAGAAAAAATGTCGCGTACTTTCGCTAAAACTCCGCTTGCGGTTGTCAAAGCGGAAGAAAATTTTCCTTTCAACGTCGATGCAATACTATCTACTGTGTTGCGGAACGGCTCCGATTTTTTGTACAGAAGAATAAACCCGCCAGCTAACGCCGCGATCCCGGCAACTACCAGACCAACTGGGCTAACTAACAGCGCGAACAGGCTGCCGAGTTTCGTGAACATCGGCATAAGCGGCGCGACCGACATCATGAACAACCCGAACCCCGCGGCTGCTGTCGCTACAGTCGCGATCAAACCAGTAATTACGCCCAAAACGAGTGCCGTAACCGAAATGAATTTACGCGCGGACGGGCTAAGATTGTTGAACCAATCGACGAGCTTAGTCAGCCATTTGACGAACTTTATGATTATTGGCGTTAGCGCATCGCCAATATTGATCTTCATCGTTTCGATGGAGCCACGCAGCTGTTCAAGCGCGCCGCCAAGACCGCCCATCATTTTCTTTGCGGCCTTTTGCGATGCGCCGGCCGAGTTTTCGAGAGCTTTCGTCATTTTTTCGATTTCGCCGGGCCCGGCTTTCATGAGCGCCAAGAAACCACTAGCCGCTTCGGTTCCGACAAGTTGCGAAAGAGTCGCGAGCTTTTGTGTATCAGTCATACCTTTCATTGATTTTTGAAACTCGCGGATGACGCCGGCAAGTCCTAAGAATTTACCATTGGCATCAGTAATCTTGATGCCCATCTTTTCCATCATTTTCGCAGTTTTTTGAGACGGATTAAGAAGCTGTACTAAACCTCCGCGAAGAGTTGTACCCGCCTGTTCGCCTCTAATTCCAACATCTGCCATTATACCAGTTGCTGCAGCGAGCTCTTCAAGTTTAACTCCTAATGATGCGGCAACGGGAGCAGCATATTTGAATGCGTCAATTTGTTACCCTACCGGCTCTTTATCCGGTAGTTCCGGGGCTTTCGCCGCATTATGGGGCGTCAATTCGCCCCCGGTTCAGACTATCTCTTCACCCTCGCCATTACGCGTTAGGGTGGGGCGCGCTCGTGGGGTTTTACCACCCTCGCCATTATGCGTTAGGGCTCCGTACCCTAGTCGTTACACCTTCCTGCCGTTTCCGGCAAGGCTTGGCTCGGTATTAGCATGCGTCGCGCAATATTGTTTTTAAAAAGTCATCGATTATTTCTTCCATATCATCTTTTTCCCAGTAAGGGATTCTCAATAATTTTATATTTCGCTTCTTACAATACTCATTTTTAACCCGATCGCGCTCTTTCGTTTTGATAAATTCCTCTTCGCCACCGAATCGCTCTTTAGGCTTGAAATGCTGCTCACCATCGTATTCGATCAAACCTATCAAATTATCATTTTTATCAAAAATGGCAAAGTCGAATTTTAATTTAGTTTTATAGACGCAATCTTCAAATGAGTATTGTCGAATGAAATTTATATCTTTCTTCACTAAGAATCTCTCGACCATGAGCTCCCCTTTTGAAATTGGCAAACAAAAAGGGCAACCGCTTCGTTTATGAATCAGGTTACCCGGTAAGACTTCATATACATTACCACAAACCAAATGCATGACTATTACCTTTTCAGTACTTAATTTATAATCAGAAATTAATTCGTAATCACGAGGAAATATATTATAGAACATCTCTCTAAATTCTTCAGGAGAATGTGTTTTATGCTTTCCGTATGACTTTCTGGCGCATATAGGACAACCACTTTTTCTTAATAAATTATTAGGAGTCGGGTAAAATATTGTACCGCAGATTTTATGTCTAACTTTAATCTTGGTTCTACAATTTTTATATCTAGATAAGACCTCATATTCATCGCCTTTTACTTGTCTTAGTTGGTCGAGAAATTCTTCATGAGTTTTCTTGCGCAGATTTCACCCCTCCGAAAAATGCGCAACGTTTAGCCTCTACCGAATTCACGCCCTGCTTTATGCTGCGGGTTTCCCCGCAACCCAGCACCTTTTGTACTGCATGTCTTGAATACCCGCTGCCGTTCTATTTGCAGTTTCCGCCAAAACGTCAGCAACTCTTGAGGATTCGCTCGCTTTCAGCCCAAACGCATTCAAAGCCGACGACACCACATCGGCTGTCAGCGCCAAATCTTCGCCAGATGCTTCAGCTGCGGAAATGATGCCAGGCATCGCGGCAATGATTTGATTGACCGTGTACCCTTTTGCGGCCATTTGTTCTTGTGCTTGCGCAACTTCCTGCGCACTTTTGGTCGTTTTCGCGCCAAGCTCAAGCGCAGATTTTTTCAACGCGTCAAATTGGCTGCCAGTCGCGCCAGCGATCGTCGCCGCACGGCGAAGCTGTGTATCGAAGTCAACCGATGTCTCGACCGCTTTTTTGAGCGGCAGCGCAATTCCGGTCGCCATTGACCCGAATGACAGAGCCAAGCCGCCGGCAATATCACGCATCGATTTGCCCGTCGATTTCATCCGATCGCTGAAGCTCGATACTTGTCGCGATGCTTCCGCCATGCCACGCGAAAGCCCGCTAATATCGGCGCCGACCCGAACGAGAATATTCGCTTCCACTTCGTCACCCCTTCCGTTTGGTTGTGAGACTCGCAAGCCAAGCGTTTAGCTCATCAACCTCTTTTCGCATTTCAGCGATAGATTTGCGCTCGGCTTGCGGTTGCTCTTTGGGGCGTTCGAACAGATCCGATATTTTTAACCGTTTCATACGGTGTGCTTTCTCAATCATGAACGCGAGAAACGCAAGCCGTTCGTAATCGTCATACCGATGCTCAACTTCGGCTTCCATCAGAATCGTAAATTCCCGCGGTGTTAGCGCCTCAACTTCGTTCGGTTTGAGGCGCAGAAACCGCCAGCCGTCCGAGACCGCTCGATTGATTTCGTCGCTTATGTCAGCAGCAGTTCGAGCGCTTGTTTCGCCTGTTTGTTGTCCTTCAGCAATTTGTCCACCGTCGCTCGATAGAAAAAACTATTGGTGACGATTTCATTCGAGAGCTTCGTCACCGTGTCTTGATCGAGTTTTTCTTGCTCAACGAGTTCACCGATCGCGTTGTCGACGTCTTTGAACGAGAAATTTTCGCCGGTGTGCATGAGCGCGGCGTGGACGATATGAGCGAAGGTTTCGAGGTCGCCCATGATTGCCTTACCAATCAGCTCATATGCGCCGCCTTCATAAAGCCCGTTTAAGTGCTTGACCGCTTTGTATGTCAACTTGAGTTCGTATTCTTTGCCATTGATTTCAAAAGTTGCCATTCAATAAGTCCCTCCTATTTTTGGAAAAACTAAAAAGGCGAGCTAACGCCCGCCTTCAGTTACTGATCGATAGATGTTGCGCCTTCCGGCACTTCCGTCAAGGTTTCTTCGGTCGTATCGCCGACCAGCTTACCTTCGAACTTATAGGTCGCGTTATCATCGTCAGGGTATTCGAATTCTAAAGAGCTGATCATGTATTTGCCGACAGTAGCCTTCTTGGTTTCAACGTCAATTTCAAGGATTTCTGCAAGTTTCTTGCCTTTGATGTGTGCTTTGAGTTGGTCAAGCGCAGGATCATCTTTCGCCATAAGACCCTCGAAAGAAACCGTCTCGGTGACAGCGCCATAGTCGCTACCATCGATATCCTTCGTGTTTACCTCAATTTCATCCGCTTCAATAGACCGGCTACCGGTCGTTTGGTAGAGTACGCGAAGAATTTGTTCTTGCGACTGATCGTCAAGAAAACGAATCGCATAGACAACTTTATCGCCCTTGAGGACTGCCAATTAAATCACTCCTTATACAAATTTGCTGCTACACTCACGTCTAGATAGACGCGGTGATAAACTGATTCTTGTGAAATATCGTCGTTCCAAATCGGCGTTTCATTATCGACGTTGGCAGTAAAAAAGCCGACCGGTGGCTCATCCGGTTGGCTAACATTTAAAAGAGGTATTTCATTGAAAATTAAAAGTTCCTTTATCTGATCTTGTAATTGAGCTCGCTGTGCTGCTGTTTTTGCGAATATGCCAACTTGAAAATGATAAATCGTTTGAGCAACTTCGCGTGCTTTATCCAGCACTCGCGTGTTATTTTGAATTTGCTCAATCGTTATAAACGGCTTTTCTGTTGGAAATGTCACACCATCGTAAACCCATACGACTGTTAATCCGGTCGTTTCTTCCAAAAATTTTAAAAGTGACGCTTGAATTTCGTATTGCATCGCGTCACCCCTTCGTTAGTCTCGTTCGCACGGCTTCTCGATACTGTTCTTCATTGTTCCAAATTGCTTTTCTTACGAACGCTTTTTTCGTTGCATGCTCGAATTCTTGACGAGTAGCGTACGGAAGGTCGGAACCCCATTCCCACACGCCGTCTTCGTCTTGCGACGGCCGTGGCGAGGAAGCCAGCGAGTTTTTGAGCGCACCAGTCTTTACCGGCGCATTATCAGCGGCTTCGGCTGCCATTTTCCGCGCATAGGTTTCGGTTATTCTATTGATATCGCGTTGAACAGCATCGCCGCCAACGTCTTCAAACATTTTGAGAACGTCCGAAATATCAACGCTAATTTCAAATTCCGCCACTAGCTGACCTCCTTCGCCAGAATTTCAACCCGATTGATGATGCCGACCCCTTTTTTATCAAGCGCAAGAATCTTATATTGTTTGCCGTCATACTCGATTTTTTCGATCTTATCGAGAATGTCCGTCACCAAGTCGATGTCAACCGATACCCACAAATCACCTTGTTCGACCGCAACCCCATCAATCAGCTTGCGATCGGTGCCGGCGCTCGTTGCCGAACTAATTTCGGTGACCACCGACTGCACGGCTCGCGGCACTTCGTTTTCCTCGATCGGCTCATTCGTGAACGGATCGCGCTTAGTCACGTCCTTATAGATGACTTTTATCTCTGACGTCCGATTCGCGGTCAAATCCGCCCGATTAGCCTTGATCCATTCCGCATCTTGTTCCGTGAGCACTCGGTGTCACCTCCTACAAATATTCTTCTTTAAGCACCGGAACCAAATACGACGAGCAGTTCGGATGTGGCGAGTATATTTCCTCATCCGTCGGCTTAAAAACGCCTTGACCTTGCCCGTATCGGTCTTCGTGCGCCAAAATATAGCATCTATGTTGAGTATGCCGTGGGTGTCGGCTGCCGTTGTCGCGAATACGCACCCAATCAGCGATTTCGCTGCGGTCAATACTCAACGCGGTTGTCATACGGTGAGCCGTATTGTTTTCGGTCACGACCAACCGCTGAATCATCCACGTTTGATTGTCGTAGATTTTGCGAATGTTCCGCACCATTGTACTAACAGATTCACCACGAATGATATCGGCCCGTAGTTGCGATGCGATTGCGTCACGGATTTCGCCCGATACGTTCCATATGCGGTCGGATAGCTGTAAGCCGTCATCACCAATGCGCGTGATGACGTAATTGCGAACCGCTTTTTTTATGGCTGATTTCCCGGAAGCCAACAGCGGCAAGCCAAGCAATGCGAGAAATATAGCGTTATTTTGATCAAGAGTAAAATCTATCGATTCATCGATCGTTTGTAAAATCGAGTCGTTACCATATTGCCGCATCGACTTTTCAATCGTTTCAAGTTCGCGCAGCAACCGCATGAGCTTGGACTTATTGATTGTTCCGTCATTATCCGCAAACTCTGAAAGCAAATCGGCAATATCGCCCCGAAAACGTCCGATTTCTTTTATGACGTTTGCGACTTGCTTATCGGTTAGTTTCGCGAATTGCTCGGCCAACTCTTTCATCTTTTCGGCAAGCTCATTTTGAGTTGTCATCTCGCATCAGCCCGGCCAACATGCGATTGGCTTGCGCCTCTGCCGCGCCGGTATTTTTGGTATTTATTTCGAGCGTCGGTCGCCAACTTCATGTAGTTATCGAAGATCATCGATTTGTTTACGGTTTCTTCGCCGTCTTGATACGAGAAAAAATTCGCGGCAGTAGTCGCAGCAAATTCATACGCAAATGACAGCGCCAAATAGAAAATTGCATCGGGCTTTTCTTCCTTCGACAACCCCGATTCTTGTTCCGCGTCGGCCACAAACGCATCAATGTCGGCGTCTGTGACGCCCGGAACGTTTTTCAGCCGATTTTTCAAGCGATCAGACACCGACATGAGCGCCACCTCCGACTATTTTTTCGGTTTTGTTGCCGCTTTGGCTTTGGGCTCCGCCGGCTTCTTCTGCGCATCCTCATCAATACGCTTGATGAACGGAGCCAAGCCTTCGAGATATTTAATTTCGTCTTCCTTATACGTCACGTATTCGCCTTCCAAGTTAAATTGAAATTTGAAGCCGTCCCGAACAAGCTCATAGTTCGGAAGCGTCTTGAAAACAGCCACAAAATCACCGTCCTGTCAGCAAAGTTTAGGCGGGCGCAAATCAAGCAGCCCGCCATCTATCAGGAAATCGTCGGGGAAATGTTTTTGAGCACCGCGATGGATTCTTTCGCGTTGCGAATTTCCCAAGCCATCTCGCCACGGATAACACGGCTGAAGTAGTCAGCGCCAGCCGGCGTTGCGTCTTGGTCATAGATTCGGTCCAGATAACGAACTTTAATTAAGTCGGTATTAAGCAACAATGCGCGGTCCTTCGGCATGTTCAAATCGACAACGACATTCGTGATCGCGCCGCCAGGGAGATCGGACACGAACGACAAGATTTGGTAACCGACTTGATTGTCTTGCCGCGTGGTTTGGATCGTGTTGCCGGCCAGTTTCGTAATTTGCCGCGACACGTTCGGCGCACACAAGATCGTGTTGACAACGCCGCCGCGTTTGAACGTTTCTTCGACCGCGTCGTTCAGGAGTTTCGCGGTGATTTCAGCGCCATCGCAATCGACTTCTTTGGATCCTTGTTCTTGCGCGAAGTAGAACAGTCCACCACTCATGCGCGGTTGTTGCGGGGAACCAGCATAACGACGGCCATAAATCAACGAGTTGTTCGCCTCGCGGATGAGTTCCTGCAAGCGCAAATTGACTTGGTAATTCAATTCGTCTTCAACGCCATAGGTATTCACACGTTGTTGCGTACGGGACACGCTCGCATATCGGCTGAAGATTTGCGTGTAGTTGAACGAAACCAAGCGGTCGTTGATTTCATTTTTCCTGAACACGTCTTCGCCTTCCGGCCGCGGACGGGAAATGATGCGCAATTCAGCGTTTGCCGCAACGGCTTCGGGTTGAGTCGCGTCAAAGCCGCGTTCGACCGTGATTTTGTCGGCCACTTCATCGACCGCGGTCACACGCATCACTTCGAGGCCGTTTTGAACGACAGCATTGACCGCGAATTTGCGGGCTTCACCCGGTTGCAGTTCGATGGTCGTCGCCGCCTCATCGGCAGCCGTTTTGACGACCGCAACGCTAGAGTTGAGATAATCGTTTTGCCATTCGATTTTCGTTTGGGTGGCCGGATCGCCTTCGGCAATTAGCCCGAACAGCACCGGTGCGTCTTGAAGAATGAGTTCAACGCCCGGCATCATGTCACGAATTTGTTGTTGGAAATCATACGTAAGAGCAGGATTATTAGCCATTTACAATTACTCCTCCTTGAAATTTTTGTAAATTTAAAAAGCCGCCTTATTGGCGACCTTTTGCTTTTAATTCAGCGATTCTATTTCCAAGTTCAATAACTTTACCAAATAGTTTCTTGTTCTTGCGGGCTTTTTCTTTAATCTCCGCATATTCCTTTTCGAGCGCGGCAAGCTCACTAATACCAGGATTCTTGGCCGGATTCGCGCCACCGGAAGCATCAGCGCCAATGATTTGTTTGAACATCCATGGCTTCGCCTCCTTCAGCGCCTTCACGGCCTCCTCAACGCCTTTCACGTTGCCATCCTCATCGATTTCGATGTTCGATTTGTCCAACAACGCGAGGACATCGCTCGGGTCGTTGGCATTTAGCGAGCGTGCCACCGACCTGATTTCCGTATTAATGATTCGTTGTTTTGCGGCCTCTTCGGCCTTTTTCGCCTGTTCTGCGAGTTCAGCCGCCCGTTTTTCGGCTTCTTCTTTCTCGACTTTCAGCCTTTCGGCCTCGCTCATTTCGGCTTTGCGCCGTTCTTCTTCGGCTTTTTCGAGTTCTTCGAGCCGCTTCAGTTTTTCGGCCAAATCGGCTTGTTTTTTGCGCTCCCGTTCGAGTCGCTTCGCAATGATTTCGTCAAGCTCCGCTTGCGTAAAGAGCTTTTCGCTTTCTTTCGGTTTATTTTCCGGTTCCTCAACCGTGGTTTGTTGTTGTTGCTCTTGCGATTCTACTTGGCTTTCTTGGTTATTGTTTTCAGCTTCTTCAGCGAAAAATTGCAAATTCAAAGGCATACGAAATTGTTTTTTCATGACATTCCCTCCATCCGCGTTTTAAGTCCGCGTAGACTTTGTTTTACCGGCAGTTTAACGACATACCGTAGGTCAAGACGATTACTCATTGTTCTGGTTGTACGGATCTTGTCGCGACTTCTTTAAATCTTGTTCCTCTAAGATTTCGAGAAACTTAGCTTCAGGATTCGGCTTACCGCTACGCGCAATCGCACCCTTGATGGACTCAATGCCCATCGCGAGTTCTTCGCTCAACTGTTGAATGAGCGCGGCACGGTCTTGCGGCGTTGGTAAGTGGAAAATGATTTCGGTAGAATAGTTGTCATCGAGCTGTGCGATCCACTCTCGGTCATACTTAAAGCGCGGATGATCGGCCCGCGCCTTCAAATATCGGAGAATATATTCGTTCAGCAATTGCAACCGCGATTTCCAAATGACCCACGCTCTTTGGGTTTTTGAAATAATCGCGTTATACAGTAGCTGAAGTGCCACGTCATTAATGCCACCGGTTTTCATGTCGGCAGTGTTGACAATCGGTACCTCGGAAATTTCGTGAAGCGCTTCATACAAGCGATCGAGATACGCTTCAAGCACTTCTTTAAATTGGAATCGGCTTTCCAGCTTTTCTGCTTTCGGCTCACCCGTTTCCGCGTTGCCATCGCCAAGATTCCATTTCGCGGACGGCGAAACACGAAGCGGGTTTTTCGGGTCTTCGTCAACATTCGTAAGCACGGTAATCGGGAAAAGATTGAACCGCAAAGCATCGGAGTAATCGCTAAACTTGCGATCAATTTCGTCTGCGAGCGGAATCATTTTTTCAAGCTCGGATTGGCCGACAGTTTCGCCAAGCAATTTTTCGACCGGAACCTCAACCACCGGCATGAAATCGAGTCCCATCGATTGGCGCGGCGTGCGTTCTTCGATGAGATTGAACGCCTCGTCATACACGCCTTCATGAATCTCGCAATCATAAACGCCGAGATCGTCATGCCAAACGAGATAGTATGACAGCTTCCATAACTGCGTTTTCTCGGGATCGAGGTACGCAATAAAATGCGCTTCCTGCAATTCATCGGCATCCCATTCGTTATGAATCGCGATAACTTCTGTTGACGGGTGCCAATAGATTCGAAGCTCGCCGCGCCGTTGATCGAAATGCAGCCGCGCGTAAACGCCCGTCTTCGATATAGCCCGGTCTTTGGCCGCCACGAGCAATTTCTCATGCATGCGGTTATCGTCCCAAACCCAATTCAAAAGCCGCTCTTTAATTTTGGCGCGGCTGTTCTCTGCCTCTTGTTTGGGGCTTGGCGTGTAGCCCGGCTTAACCATTTCGTTGGGATCGTCAATTATATCGGGAGGCACGGTGACCGTCGGCGCTTGCTCGAATTGCCACGCGGCAATCGTATCGATCAGCTTGCGCGGGTAATTGACGGACAGTTGCGTTGGCTCGTAATCGATGTCTTCAGGTATTTCGTAGTCCGTCCAAACATTATAAGCGCCATAATAGCGGTCATATAATCGCGCTTCTTCGACCAGCCGCTCGAACTCTTTTTGGCCGAGTGCCTCGGCGAGCGGGTTTTCGATGAGGATTTCGCTGATTATGTTCGGGTCGACGTAGATGGGAAACGCCTCCTTTCGGTTTTAGTAGCGATATGTTCCGGCATAACTTGCTTTTCGTTTCGATGCTTTTACGCTAGAAATAACGGCCATATTCAAGCTATCAATAGAGTCGTCATGAGCTCCTTGACCGTACCGCTCGAAGTCTTCAAGCAGTTGCCTATGTTTTCGGCAAAACCGAATCGTCCCATTTTCAATGTCCGGTTTCATTGCCTCAATCCGGAGTTCCTTTTTCGTACGGTTTTTAATCGGTTTTAGACGTGTTGTGGCTGGGTATCCTTCCGAGTCCAAACGCTTAGTGAGCTGTTGAACGAGAAATTCTTGCGCAACGTTTGCATCCGCGGCGATGATGTCAGGCTGCCAATATTGCACTTTGTCAACGATGACCTCGAAAAACTCATCGACAGGAATTTTGCGGACAAACGAATCAACAACGTAAATTACATCGGTTTCCTTATTCCGCGCGACCACATGCAAAGCATTGTAGTCGTTCCGTTGTTTCGTACCAAACGCGAAGTCAAGCCCCATCGACAACGTATAATCATCGGACTTGAAATTGTACTCTTTGCCGCTTTCGTCCCAATACGTGAATGTTTCGGGATTAAAAATCATCGATTCTTCGTCGATCGGGTTATTCTGGTATTCGGTGTTGAACGCTTTTGATCCGTTGTCCCATTTCCACACCATCAGCCGCCATAACGGCTGAACTTCAGGCCACAATACCTTTGATCCGCGCAACATCTCGTCTTTATGCGCCTCAAAGAAGGCTTCCGCTTCCTCTTTGCGATTCGGGTTTTCGCGGTCTTGGTAAATCTCGCGGCAACGCTCCCACAAGTCCTGCCGTTCAGGCTCTTGTATTAACGCGCGGTAAATTCTCGTTTTAAAATCGGAGCGCCGATGCAAAACATCCATAAGCAAACTTTCATGGTGCACGGTGGTACCGATATAGACAAACGCCGTGCGTTCGCCTTTCGGATCGCCCAATGGCATTACCGTTTGAGAAAACCAATCTTTCAGCGCTCGCCGCTGTTCCGGCGTCGATGCGTTGCCGCCTGGCCGCGCATCCTCGAGATCGTCCAGGATGATTAGATCCGGCCGGCTGCCGTTCCAGTTTCGGCCGCGCAGCGCTTGGCCCGTTGATGCCGCTTCAACCAGCGCGATTTGCTTGCGAACCTCGGCGTTATCCGGGTCCGGATGCCAAGCAATGAACCCTTCTCCATTGTCGCGGATGTTCGCTTGATCTTTCGGCGACAACAACGGACCAAAATCCTCGCGCAATTTACGGTTGAATTTCAACTGATTGCGAATCCATTCCATATTCGCCTTCGAAACAGATGGCGTTTCCGAAATGATGATGATATATTTGCGGAGGCGATACACGACTTCGTGAATCGGAAAGGCCTTCGACAGATAGGTCGACTTGCCGTGTGATCTTGGCGCGGCAACCGCAACCTTGGCGTTGGTTTCACGCATGGACACGTCATTCATGATATCGGTAATCTCGCGGTGAAAGGCCGGCGCTTCGCTGACGTCCGTAATATCGAAGCCTTCCCAGTTGCCGTCGTTGCCTGGGTTGCGCGCTTCACTGAAATATTCGATCGCAAATTCGAGTAGGTCGCCTTCGCAGCGTCGAACACGCTCTAGCCGCTCGTATATCGGCCATCTGTCGCAGGCTTCCGCTGGCCAGTTCGCTGGATCATCGCCATATGTCGGAATGATTGCGTCGAAAAAATACTCGTCATAGACAGCAAATAGTTCGTCACGTTCGTTTCGATCGAGCCAACGACCGTCAATCCACGCCAATGTATCGCCTCCTTTCGTAAAACGCCGTATAAGCCTCGTAAATGGCGCGTATAGGCGTTTTAGCATGCGACGAGTATAATCGGTCTAGTCGCGTTTGAAAACGTCTATACGGCGCTTCTACGGCCATTATACGAATGCTTTATTATACTAAAGTCAAAATGATTTTTTGATTCTCGCGTCTGACCACCGGGTGGCGACGCCGGTCGCGCGCGGACCTCCCCGGGGGTTATTTTTCGCGCAGTTTTCGTTCAATCTTCGCTCGCAATCGAGATTATTACGTAAAATTTAATTTATACGTAACGATAAAAACGCTAAAAACCGCGCCGTTATGCGGTTTTCGGCGCTTTGGGATGTTCATAACGATTGATTTCGTCGTTGATAGCAATCAAAATTTCCATTTATTACCGATATTTGACCTGCCAGCGCAAAACGTTCGAGGGGTCGCGCGCCAAGCGGCCGCGCCTTGTGATTTGTCTCCTAACGTCAATTAATGTAAATATAGCCTATACGTTCCCTACCTCTATATAACTAAAGGATTAGTCGTCTTTACGCGCTGTCTTTAAGCGTTCAATCTCCGCTCTGATCTGATCGATATTCGTATCGTTATTCGCCTTATGATCGATCTCAACTTGTTCTGTCAACATACCCAACGATTGAATATACGTACGAAAGAGCGCCGCATTCCCGTCCTCAATAACATGGCGCGGAATAGCCGCATACATGTCGGGCAAATGTTCGACCGCATTCCTAAGTACCTGCTTTTTAATTTCCTCGTTAAATTCATCCTGATTGCGCCACGCATGAAGTGTCTGCCTGCTCACTCCAACTTTTTCAGCGATCTCTTCGTACGTCATTCCACCGCGTCCAGGAAGTGCCAATAGCGCCACCGCTGCGAGTTGTTTTTCGCTCAATCGTTTTGCCATTTCCTCACCCCACTATCCGTTAATCTTTATCGCAACAACACCGACAGCAACAACGGCAACAACCGTGTCTTCTATCGCCACTATCGTCAGGCGGATTAAACCGCTCCATAACCGCTTGAATAATCGAGTCTGCAATCTCATCGCTATTCATGCGCATGTATCGATTCCTCCTTATCCGGTGACGGCGGCGCGCGGCGCGCCACGTTCGTTTGGTTTTGGTCTTGCAATAGCTTCATGAATATGCTTCTTTGAGAAGCTACATGAATTAACTCGCGGAAAGATATACAGACATACATATTCTTTTAATAACGCGGCAAAGGGCACGAACGATAGTGAGTGCACTTTGCAATATGTGAGTATAGTTCTTATATGCGTATAGTTAAGTGAGTATAGTTTACGTATCATTTTGATACGGGTCACGTATCAATTTGATACGGGTAACACGTATCATTTTGATACGGGTAATTTTAGACGTCATATATACTGCAACAAATCGAAGTCGTCGCCACCACCGTTTCGCGCCGTCTCATCGTTCACTTGCGGCTCCCCATCGCTTGCCCGCGCTTTATTTTCCTTTTTCTTCTTGCGGCCTTTATCGTCATGGCGAACCGCCTCGACTCGCTCAACCAATCTCTCATACGCCTCGACCGCGCTCGGATACTGCCGCACAAAAGCGTCATAACCAAGCGGTTCATGTACGATATAAACGTTGCCACGGCCGTCAGCCCGCGAGTGTGTTTCGATTAGACCGCATTCTTTTAGCGTTTTAATATGCCGCTTCACTGTCGCCATGGACGTTCTCGTCTCGATCGCCAATGTATAAGTACTCGGCCAGGCCTCGCCGCGCTCGTTGGCATGATCGCGCAAGACTGCGTAAACAAGCGCCGTGGTCGCGTCAAAGCCCGGCAACAATCCGTATAGCTGGACGATCTCCTTCGGCAACGCATAGAACTTGTCGCGGTCATGATCGGGCATAATCGATTGTTCGCGTAATTTATCACCGCTAAATTTATCGACCATAATTTACCGCGCTCCTCTCGCGGTAGAGTATGCGGATAGAGCGGCATGCAGCGCCTCGGTGCGCTCGTAAACCCAATACTTGCGACCGGTTCGGAAGT